ATGAACATCGTTAAAAAATATGCTGTAAAAGCATTGTTGGCAGCCGGTATCTTCACACCGGCCATTGTTATGGCAGATACCTTTGATCCATCCGCGATTGGTACGCAAGTAGCGAATGTAATCATGGGTTTCGTGTCAATGGTTTCCGCCGTGGGTATGGCGGCCATTACCGTGATTCTTGCAATCCAAGGCTTCAAAATGGCTTGGAGCATGATTAAATCTGTCAAATAAACAGAGTGAAGAAAAAGGGGCGTATAAATGGGCTATCGTGTCGGCATAAATTGTTTTGATACAAGATTGCAGGCAGACGACTATTTATTGTCGTCCCTTCCTCCTACTGTTACCCAGGACGGAAAAATCATCAGGCCGGAAAGGGTGGGCGATAAATGGATTTTGAACGGAAAGCCGGTCACGCTGTCTTATCCGAAATGTTCGAATTACGAACAAGTTAAATCCGGAGCTTATCTCGGGTCTATGGTTTTAATTCTGTTTGTCGTTATTTACGGCTTCAGGCTGCTGATTAATTTCTTAAAAGACATAGGCAAAGTAGGGGCGTGATGATGTTTGTCGATTTTTGGTTTTTGCTCGGATTTTTCCTGGCTTTGTCTGTCGCTTTGATATTTATATGACGTGTTTTAAAATCAGGCTTTCAAAACAACCTTTGAAAGACAGAAACATGAACAAGCCGTTTATCACGCAGGCGCAGTTGGCACTTTATAAATATCAGCCGTCCAGCAAGTATTTTGGGCAGTCGATGGCATTAATTGCGTCTAAGGAATTTGAAGAGTTTGTAAGAAATGTAAAAGAATACGACGTAATAGAATGTTTCTCTTATTTTTTAAATAAGAGGGTAACGCATAATATTTGGAAAATTTATTTTTCTGATGAGTCTAATATTTTTATTAGGAAGTCAGAAGAAAATGGAAAAATTTCGCATGAATTTATTTACTCGGAATTTTCTGATAGCAACACCGATTTTAATGTGTTGTTCTCTTAGTTTTGCAGAACCAGCAAGAATAGATGATCGAATAATAAAATTTAGGCCATCTAAATTAAAGTTTTTTGAATCTACAGGATATAGAAAAATCAATAATGAATTTTCTAAATTCACAGAAGCGGCAAATGTCGAACATATCCCCACGGGCGCAAAAGCCCGAATCAACGCAAAGATAACCGCCAGCGTATCCCGCGCCGCCGTCTTGTCAGGAGTCGGCAAACTTGCCCGCTTAGGCGCGAAATTAAGCACAAGGGCAGTTCCTTATGTCGGAACAGCCCTTTTAGCCCATGACGTATACGAAACTTTCAAAGAAGACATACAGGCACAAGGCTACCAATACGACCCCGAAACCGACAAATTTGTAAAAGGCTACGAATATAGTAATTGCCTTTGGTACGAAGACAAAAGACGTATTAATAGAACCTATGGCTGCTACGGCGTTGACAGTTCGATTATGCGCCTTATGTCCGATGACAGCAGATTCCCCGAAGTCAAAGAATTGATGGAAAGCCAAATGTATAGGCTGGCACGTCCGTTTTGGAATTGGCATAAAGAAGAACTGAATAAATTAAGTTCTTTGGATTGGAATAATTTTGTTTTAAATCGTTGCGCATTTAATTGGAATGGCGGAGATTGTTTGGTCAATAAAGGTGATGATTTCAGAAATGGGGCTGATTTTCCCTTATTCGCAATTCAAAATACAAAGAAGAAATGGATGCCAAAAAGCTGGAAGAGATTTTATCGTTGAAAGTCGATGCCAATCCCGACAAATACATAAAGGCAACCGGTTATCCCGGTTATTCCGAAAAGTAGAAGTCGCACCCGGAACAAAAGTGAATATGGGTCCCGTCACGGACAGGAACGGGAATCCCGTTCAGGTTGTCGCAACATTCGGCAGGGATTCGCAAGGCAACACCACGGTGGATGTTCAAGTAATCCCGCGTCCCGACTTGACCCCCGGAAGCGCGGAAGCACCGAACGCACAGCCGCTGCCCGAAGTATCGCCCGCCGAAAACCCCGCAAACAACCCGAACCCCAATGAGAACCCCGGCACGAGCCCCAATCCCGAACCCGACCCCGATTTGAATCCCGATGCAAATCCCGATACGGACGGACAGCCCGGCACAAGACCCGATTCCCCCGCCGTTCCGGGACGCACAAACGGCAGGGACGGCAAAGACGGAAAGGACGGCAAAGATGGCGGCCTTTTGTGCAAATTCTTCCCCGACATTCTCGCTTGCGACAGGCTGCCCGAGTCCAATCCGGCAGAAGATTTAAATCTGCCGTCTGAAACCGTCAATGTAGAGTTTCAGAAATCAGGAATCTTTCAAGATTCCGCACAGTGTCCCGCACCTGTCACTTTCACAGTGACTGTGCTTGATTCAAGCAGGCAGTTCGCGTTCAGCTTTGAGAACGCATGTACCATAGCCGAACGGCTAAGGTACATGCTTCTCGCCCTTGCTTGGGCGGTTGCCGCCTTTTTTTGATCCGCACAGTATCTCGTGTAGTCTAGCAGGCGCAGCACCGCCGGGCTTCAGTAACTTGTACCAAGGCAGGGGGAGGACGTCCAGAAAGATTTGTAAAGACGGCTTTATCGTCTTTATAAATCTTTTTGGATACCCCTTGCCGCCCCGCCAAAAGAACACATTCTGCCGCAAGGGCAGGTGGTAAGGCGCGCGCCTTTTGCGCCGTTCCCCCTGCCCCCGCGGCGTCGCAAGTGAGACTGGGGTGCGGGGCTAGTCCCGCAAAGCCTTTCAGCTTCGGAAGCCACGGCCGAAAGGCAGGCGCAGCACTGCCGGTCTGAGCGGAAGCCAGGCTACAGGCAGGCGCAGCACCGCCGAGCTAGGCGGAAGCCAGGCTACAGGCAGGCGAAGCACCGCCGGTTGGGCGGAAGCCACGGCCGAAAGGCAGGGCGAAGCACCGCCAGGCTTAGGCGGAAGCCACGGCCGAAAGGCAGGCGAAGTACCGCCGGTCTGGGCGGAAGCCATGGTAAAAGGCAGGCGAAGCACCGCCGGGCTTCAGTAACCTTTGTTCAGGCAGGGGGAGGATGTCCGTAAAGAATCGTAAAGGCGGGTTTTTTCGCCTTTATGATTCTTTTTGGATACCCCTTGCCGCCCCGCCAAAAGAACACATTCTGCCGCAAGGGCAGGTGGTAAGGCGCGCGCCTTTTGCGCCGTCCCCATGCCCCCGCGGCGTCGCAAGTGAGACTAGGGGGTGTGGGGGACTAATCCCCCGCAAAGCGTTCAGCTTCGGAAACTTTGGCCGAACGGCAGGCGAAGCAGCGCACTTTGCGACGAATGTCGCAAATAGCCGAGAAGCGCGGGGGGATTGGCGATAAGCGCGAGGGGGGTGTCCCCACAGCGCCGCCGCGCCGCGAATGCGGCGCAAAATCTTTCAGATTAAGAAACATTTGTTTAATGAGGCAACCGTGCCTTTTAAGAAAGGGATAGCAAATGAAATTGTTGGCCGCATTGATTCCGCTTTTGATGAGCGTGGCAGGCCGTATATTGACTGCATTAGGCTTGATGGCGGTAACCTATTCAGGGGTGGATAGATTGGTAGCCCATTTTCAGCAGGCGATAACCAATAGCATAACGGGCGCGCCTCAAGCGATGTTGCAGCTTTTTTATATAAGCGGCGGTGGAACCGTTCTTAATATCCTGTTTGGCGCGATCGCCTTTATTCTGTCATTCAAACAAATGACAAAACTAGCAACCTCAATCGGGAAGAAAAAATAAATGGCAGAGATCTGTTTGATAACCGGCACGCCCGGTTCAGGGAAAACATTAAAAATGGTTTCCATGATGGCGAATGATGAAATGTTTAAGCCTGATGAAAACGGCATACGCCGTAAAGTATTTACGAACATAAAAGGCTTGAAAATACCGCACACCTACATAGAAACGGACGCAAAAAAGCTGCCGAAATCGACAGATGAGCAGCTTTCGGCGCATGATATGTACGAATGGATAAAGAAGCCCGAAAATATCGGGTCTATTGTCATTGTAGATGAAGCTCAAGACGTATGGCCGGCACGCTCGGCAGGTTCAAAAATCCCTGAAAATGTCCAATGGCTGAATACGCACAGACATCAGGGCATTGATATATTTGTTTTGACTCAAGGTCCTAAGCTTCTAGATCAAAATCTTAGAACGCTTGTACGGAAACATTACCACATCGCTTCAAACAAGATGGGTATGCGTACGCTTTTAGAATGGAAAATATGCGCGGACGATCCCGTAAAAATGGCATCAAGCGCATTCTCCAGTATCTATACACTGGATAAAAAAGTTTATGACTTGTACGAATCAGCGGAAGTTCATACCGTAAATAAGGTCAAGCGGTCAAAGTGGTTTTACACTCTGCCAGTAATAGTATTGCTGATTCCCGTGTTTGTCGGCCTGTCCTATAAAATGTTGAGCAGTTACGGAAAAAAACAGGAAGAACCCGCAGCACAAGAATCGGCGGCAACAGAACAGCAGGCAGTACTTCCGGATAAAACAGAAGGCGAGCCGGTAAATAACGGCAACCTTACCGCAGATATGTTTGTTCCGACATTGTCCGAAAAACCCGAAAGCAAGCCGATTTATAACGGTGTAAGGCAGGTAAGAACCTTTGAATATATAGCAGGCTGTATAGAAGGCGGAAGAACCGGATGCGCCTGCTATTCGCATCAAGGGACGGCATTGAAAGAAGTGACGGAGTTGATGTGCAAGGACTATGTAAAAAACGGCTTGCCGTTTAACCCATACAAAGAAGAAAGCCAAGGGCAGGAAGTTCAGCAAAGCGCGCAGCAACATTCGGACAGGGCGCAAGTTGCCACATTGGGCGGAAAACCGTAGCAGAACCTAATGTACGATAATTGGGAAGAACGCGGGAAACCGTTTGAAGGAATCGGCGGGGGCGTGGTCGGATCGGCAAACTGAAGAAAACGGCAAGAGAGAAAAAAGACCCGTAAACCGTTTGAATATAGACGGTTTACGGGTCTTTGTTTCGCGCAAAGCAAGGGCTAAGGCAGTCAGGCAGCAAATCCCGCAATGTATTAAAACAGACGCGTAGAAATGCCGGCTGCCTTTATCCATCCTCGAAATTGAATATCATCCTAGCCGTATCAAGGCTGTATAAATAAGGAAAATACCAATGAATATAATCGGGCTGGACATCTCAAAGGACACCATAGACGCAACATTGCATAAAACAAACGGAAGTATCCATTACATTAAATTTAAGAATAATGATGATGGATTAAAACAGTTTAGATTGTGGATAAAGGGAAACAGAATCAGAAAAGTCTATATCGGCATGGAGGCAACAGGCATCTATTACGAAAAGGCAGCAGATATGCTTTCTTCCTACTATACTGTTTACGTTATTAATCCCTTAAAAATCAAGGACTACGGAAAAAGCAGGTTTAACCGTACCAAAACCGACAAAGCAGATTCAAACCTGATAGCAGACTACATAAAAAGGCATCAAGATACATTGATACCGTATCAGATACCCAAAAACAAAGCACTGCAAAAACTGATTAACCTTAAAAATCAATTACATCAACATCAGAAGCAAATTAAAAACCGTCTTCATAGCACTGAAGAAGACTTCATAAGGAACATACATCAAGACTTGATAGATACCATACAGGACAAGATGGAACAGGTAAAAATAGCCATATCCGAACAAATCAAAAAACAAACGGACAATAACCATTACCGCAATCTTCAAACCATCCCGAGCATAGGCAAAGACACCGCATCAGTTCTTTATGCGCAACTGACAGAAAAACATTTTAAAACCGCAAACCAGTTTGTATCCTATGCCGGATTAAATCCCGCCATCATACAATCAGGGACAAGCGTAAGAGGTCGGGGCAGATTGAGCCGATACGGAAACAGACGATTAAAAAGTACGCTGTATATGCCCGCCCTTTGTGCTTACCGTTTTAACGCATTTCCGAAATTAATAAATAATCTGAAAAAAGCGGGTAAGCCAAAGATGGTAATCATCGTTGCCATCATGCGCAAACTGGCGAAGCTCGCCTATTACATTGTTAAAACCGGCCAGCCTTACGATGCGGAAAGACACCGATTGAATCAATAA